ATCAAGGAATTCCCGATGCAAATGATGGAATTACAAAAAACTTTCAAGAGGATGCAATACAATCAACAACGAATCAATCCGATGATTTGCCGTTCTGATGAAATTACGATTATCAAACATAAATAATGAATTGCGGTATGCAATTCAACACCATTTAAAAAACACCGGTAAATCCTTAAATGAATTTTGTAAGGATGCCGGTGTTCAACAAAATCAAATGTGGATGTTCCTAAATCGTAAAGAACCGGAACGTGGTTTGCATTCAAAGACCATTCAGAAAATCGGAAAATATTTTGAAAGTAACGGATAAAATACAAATAACAAATGAGGACAATATGGCTTTAATGTCAAGATATGAGGATAATTATTTTGATTTAGCAATAGTTGATCCTCCTTATGGTATAAATTTAGCTAATATGAATATGGGAGCAGGAAACAAACCTAAACATTGTAATAAAAAAAGACGGGGATTTAATGCTAAAAATTGGGATTTAGAAGTGCCTTCAAAAGAATATTTTAACGAACTTAAAAGAGCATCTAAAAACCAAATTATTTGGGGAGGTAATTATTTTGATTTAGGAGTTTGTTATGGTTTTTGTATTTGGGATAAAGGAAGTCCACAAGGAATGAGTTTTAGTGATTGTGAATTTGCTTGGCACTCTTTTAAAAAAGTAGCTAAACTTTATAAATATAGCACCTATAAAAACAAAGGAACAAAAATACACCCAACACAAAAACCCGTATCGTTGTATGAATGGCTTTTACAGAACTATGCAAAAAAAGGCGACAAAATACTTGATACCCATTTAGGTAGCGGTAGTATTGCTATTGCTTGTCACAATTTAGGTTTTGAATTAACCGCTTGTGAATTAGATACCGAATATTATCAAGCGTCATTAAAACGAATTAAAGACCATATTTCACAACAACGATTATTTTGAAAATCAGGTTTGAAAGTCAAGATGACATTGACAATGAATTAAAGGTGATGAAACACATTTGTCCGGATGGACAATTCAAAAAACTTGGTGAACATGACTTGGATTTTTTGGTTTACGATGTGCGGAATGGAAAAAAAAATGGATTGTGTTACGTTGAAATAAAATGCTATAACGCAAATCATGATGATTATCCAACAACAATCGTGTCATGCATCAAATACCGAAAGATGATGGAAAAAGCATTACCAACGTATTTATTCATCCAATGGAAAGATAAATTGGTGTACATCAATCGGGACAACATAAGCGGTGAAAAGCGAATTGGCGGTCGTAAAATTCGCGATGGTTCAACCAATGACCAAGAATTGTTGATTTATGTGCCAAATGATAAATTCATTTTTTATCAATAACTTTGTTTCATGGTTGTTCAATATCAAAACGGGTATCCGAATAGACCAACAATAAAAAAGTTGTTGGAAAAATGCGATGTTGACACCAAAAAGATTCAATTTTGTGCGGATTACACAAAAAAGTGTGCTGGAATACTTTGGAAAGCACATTCAATTGATGATAAATTAAAGGAATTTGTTACATTTGCGGAAAGTCATGGAATCGAAATTGCACGTTCAAAGTTTTTTGGACAAATTCATTCAATTTGGTTTTCACAACAAAAGGATAAAATCGATGATTGATGGATATCCTTTTATAAATGATGAAACGTGTGAATTTTTGGTCGATTTGTATTTGATTAAAGACACAAAAGTTGAAATGCGTGTGTCACCATTTATGTTGCCGGTCGGATCAAGATTTGAACATCAATCCGGAACCTATGAAGTGATGGAAATATTGACAAAGCATGGCGGAATACAATTAATGTGCGAATGTGTAATAAATGACACATCGTTATTTAACATGATAAATAACATTAGAAACAATAATAACTAAAAAGGGGACATGGTTTTTGATAATTGTTTGACGCGAATATCTGAAAATTTCCATTTTTTCCATGTCCCTTTCCTTTTAACATAGTTTATGAAAAAGACGATTTCAAACAATGTGAGCAAACCAAAAATTAAACGTGCCGGAATACATTCGAAAACGAAAACAAGCCGTTTGAAAACGTCTAAAAAATATAAAAAACGATATCGCGGTCAAGGAAAAAAATAAAACACCATGAACAACAAAATAAAACAAGTATTTAGAGGGATTGCCGGATTTATATTATTGCCAATATTCATTGCAATATTTATATGTGACCGGTTTATCCTGATTTTCCTTTTTTGGATGGAATCAAAACGATTAAAAGTGTGGTTGGACAACACCGAAATGTTTATGTTTTCATTTTTACGTGTGTTAACATGCGGTGTGTTATATTCTCTTTATAAGTTGATACAAATTTGGTTGTTTTGAAAATAACTAACTTTGTAACATGGCGAACAAAAAAGAACAAACAAAAAAGGCAATAAAGGAATCGTTGATTCAGGCAATGCAAAAATCAATGGGTGTTGTTACGGAAGCATGTAAAATTGCAAATGTTGGTCGGACAACCTTTTATAAATATTACAATAATGATCCGGTGTTCCAAAAGGCATGTGATGAATGTGAACATATTGCATTGGATTTCGCGGAAAGTCAATTGTACAAACAAATCAAAGATGGTTCAACAACCGCAACAATATTCTATTTAAAAACCAAAGGAAAACAACGTGGATATGTTGAACGTCAACAAATCGACATCAATAAAGGTCAACCGGATTTATCACATTTGACATCCGATGAATTAATTGCATTACTGAATGAATAATGAATTAGTTGATGCCGGAAAAGATTTGGTGCGAATAGAATTGGCACGAAGATATTTTTGGCGGTTTTGTTTGTTTTATGACTATGAATTCTTTTCAGAACGTAAATTCTTTACGGACATTGCACAATCATTTCAGGACATTGAAGAGGGCAAAATAAAATCATTGTCGGTATCATTACCGCCACGAGCCGGAAAAAGTTATTTGACATCATTGTTTTGTGCATGGACATTGGGACGTAATCCACAACAATCGGTGATGCGGAACACATGCACCGCAACATTATATTTAAAATTTTCATATGACGTTCGTGCGATTCTTAAATCCGATAAATTTATGCGTGTGTTTCCTGATGTGCGATTGAGTGATGATAAGGCAAATTTGCAAGGATGGAACACCAACAAATCAAAACAAGTTGGTTATTTCGGTGCTGGTGTTGGCGGAACAATCATTGGATTTGGTGCAACAAAAGTTGGAATAACGGATGACTTATATAGGGGAATAGAAGATGCATTGAGTGACACAATAAATGACCGCATACATCAATGGAAGCAATCAACACATGATTCACGATTTGAATCAGGATGTGCAAGGATTGACATTGGCACACGTTGGTCATTGAATGATGTTATTGGTCGCAATTACGAACAAAAGATTTATGACCGGTCAATAAGCATTCCGGCATTGACTGATAATGGTGAATCATTTTGTGATGCGGTAATGACAACACAAGAGTTTTTGGATAAACGTAAACACACCGCAAAGGAAATATGGTTGGCGGAATACCAACAACAACCGGTTGACATAAAAGGAAGATTATTCAACGAATTGCAATTTATTGATCCAAACGATTTCAATCAACTAACTGAACAACACAAAATCGATGGTTGTGTTGCATATATAGATGTCGCGGATATGGGTGCGGATTACACCGCATTATCAATTTGTGCGATTGTAAACAACCAATTTTATGTGGTCGATTATCTAATGAGTAAAGCAAACACCGATGTCACCATTCCATTATGTGCATCCAAATTAAACCAATGGAACGTGTCATATTGTCGTGTCGAATCGAATTCAATGGGTGCGATGTTTGGACGTCATTTGCAAAAGGAAACCAAAACAAAGATTTTGCAAGTGCATAACACAACGAACAAACAAACGCGAATCATTATGCAATCCGCATTCGTACAAAACAAATTTACGTTCGTTAAACGTACCGATGAATCATGTGAATTGTTCATTCAAAATGTAATGGGATATTCAAAAGAGGGTAAAAACAAAAACGATGATGCCCCCGATTGCATTGCCGGATTATCATTATTTACGCAATCGATGTTCCGAAATCTTGTTTAATTTTTAATCAAATCAAATGTTTAAAATTTAATCACTAACTTTGTAAAGTAATGAAGTAGAAATGCAACAAAACTTTTGGGAAAAATTCTTTGGTATTCGGTTCAATACCGACAACCGATTTATTAATGATTGGTCACGTTTGTTTCCAATACAATCACAAATTTGGGGGAAAAAGGACGCGGTTTGGATTGACACCAACAATGCGTGGGAATTGTACATAACAATCCCTGAATTACGTGCGGTGATTGAAAAACGTGCATCAATGATGTCATCAAATATTCCATGTTTATATGACAAAAACGGGGACAAAGTTGAACAACATTGGTTGTTGGACATGATAAATCATCCGAACGCAATACAATCATGGTCGGATGTTGTCTTTTCAATTGGTGTTCAGGATGCACTTTATTCAAATACATTTTGTTATTCACCGGAACGCATCGGGGGATTACGTAATTTGTTTGTGCCATTACCGGCGAACAAAGTCAAGATTCATTTAACCGGAAAAAAATTAAAGCAAATGGATGCGGAAGATTTAATTGACCGCTTTACGTTTAAATACGATGATGAAACATATGAACGTGTTGATTGGAAAGATATGGTTTATCTTGTGACTGATGATGGAATGAACATTGTCAAACCAACATCACGAATCGAATCGTTAAAATATCCAT